CTGCGTGACCTGCTGTGCGAGGCGACCGGCAGGGACAAGCGTCAGTATGAAGGGGTCAGCCCCAACGGGCTGTTCGCCCTTGTCCGCATGGTCGAGGAACGCCTGCAATACGCGCGCAGCGGCATGGCCGATTACGCGCCGCGCGGCTGGAAACCGCCGCAAGCCTGAAACCGCTGCGGCCCCTGTCACGGGGGCCGCGCCATGACCCTGTTTCGCGGCCTGGCCGGGCAGATCGAGGCGGTGATCGGGCGCGAGGCGACCGCCGCGCTGCTGCGCCGCTGGGGCGGCTGCCAGATTGCGGTTCCGGTGCGCGCCGCCGGATCGGCCCTGGAAGAGGTGATCGGCCCGGAGGCGGCCGGGCAGCTGATCGCGGCCTTCGGCCCCGGCAAGATGACGCTGCCCTGCGCCGATGCGCGGGGCACCAGGCGGCGGCGGGCACAGGCGATGGCCATGCTGCGGGCCGGGGCTTCGCTGAAGCAGGTGGCGCTGGCCTGCGATCTGCACACCCGGACCGTGTCCCTGTACCGCGAGCAGATCGAGGCAGAGGCCGGATCACGGCAGGGAAAGCTGCCCCTTTGACAGGGGCACCATGCCTCTGCCACAGTATGCGCGCGTGCTGGCCACGGGGCCGCAGGGCGCACCCCCGAAAGCTTTCAAGGTCAACATCACCCGCCTGATTTGCGATGGTCGTCCGGTATCCACCGGGGAAGGTCCATGCGCATATCCGAGGCGGGCATCGCCATGCTTGAAGCCGAAGAGGGCGTGGTTCTGCGCGCCTATCGCTGTCCGGCCGGGGTCTGGACCATCGGGGCCGGGCTGACCGCCGCCTCGGGTGTGGTGACGCCGCATGCGGGCATGGTGATCACTGCCCATGACGCCAGCGATCTGCTGACCAAGGCGCTGGCGCGAAACTATGAACCGGCAGTGGCCAGGGCGATGGCCAAGGGCCAGCCGGTCCAGCACGAGTTCGATGCCGGTGTCATGTTCCACTTCAACACCGGGGCCATCGGGCGGGCCAGTTGGGTCAAGGCCTGGATCGCGGACAATGCCGCTGCCGCCCGCAAGGGGCTTGCCGCCTGGAACAAGGGCGGCGGCAAGGTGCTGCCCGGTCTGGTCAAGCGCCGCGAGCGCGAGGCGGACCTGCTGTTGCAGGGCGTTTATGCCCCCGTTAAAGCGGCCCCCGCAACCGCCACCGCGCCGCGTTGGGCCCGCATCGCCCTGCCGCTGTCGGCGGAGGAGTTCCGTGCAGCACGGGCGGCGCTGGCCAGCCTTGGCTATGCCGTGGGCAGCGATGCCATCCGGATACCCGCGCAGGCCGTGGAGGCCTTTCAGCGCGACCATGATCTGACCGTGGATGGCATTCTTGGCCGCGCCACCCTGTCCACCCTGCAGCGGCGCATCGATGCCCGGCGCAAGACCGCTGTTGCCGCGCCTGCCGTGGTCATGACCGGCGCGGGGGACAGCTCCGGTTACACTGATGCGCTGGCGGGCGTGCCCTGGGCCGGGGCAGCCCTGCTGGGCCTGGTCCTGATCTGGGCCGCATGGCTGGCCTTCCAATACCGCGATGTCATTGCCGCCGCCGTGCAGCGCCCGCTGCCGCGTCTGGCGCGTTTTGTGAGGAGCATCTGATGTCTGCCCTGATTGCCCTTGCCGCCCAGGTCGGCGCGCCGCTTGTCGAAAAGGTCCTGTCGCAGAAGCTGGGCAAGGCCGGTGGCGCGCTGGCCACCGAGGTTGTGCGCACCATCGCCGACCAGGCCGGGGTTGCGCCCGAGGCGCTGGAAGGTTTTGCCGCCGATCACCCCGACAGGGTGCGCCAGGCGATCACCGATACCGAGGCGCTGGCCCCGGAAATCATCGTGCTGCATACGGCAGAGCTTGATGCCAGGCAGGCGATCTTCGAGGCGGAAAAGACCGAGCCGGTCTGGGTGCGCGCCTGGCGGCCCTTGGGCATGTACGGGCTGGGCGTGCTGTGGTTCTGGAACGTGATCTTCCTGCATGTGGCGAATGCGTATTGGAAGATCGCCCTGCCGCCGATGCCGTTCGAGCATCTGATGGGGATCAGCGCGCTTTACATGTCGCTCTACATGGGCGGGCACACGATCAAGGACGTGGCTGCCAAGTGGATCTCCAAATGACGGATGTGCTGAACATCTCGCCCTTTGTCGGTTGGGTGGTCGCGCTGAACGCGCTGCTGACCTTTGCGCTGGCGATCTGGAACCTGATGGCCTCGGGCAGCCGGGCGAACACCAAGCGGCTGGATGGGCATGACGATCAGCTGCAGAAGCACGAGTCCCGGATCAGCGCCGTCGAGCAGGGGCAGGAATCGCTGCCGTCGCTGCAGAACATACATTCGCTGGAACTGGCGATCGTGCGGCTTGAAGGCGAGATCAAGTCGGTGTCCCAGGTCATGGCCGGAAACGTCGCCATCATGGAGCGGCTGGAAGCTGTTGTCGCGCGGCATGACGCGCATCTGCTGGAGGCGGGCAAGCGATGAGCGACTATGGGGAACTGGTCCGCAAGCACCGGCGTCTGGCGATCCTGCGCCATCTGGAGGCCTGCGCGGAATACACCAGCAACGGGTCCATCCTGCAATCGGTGCTGAACGGCGTGGGCGTGCAGTCGACCCGCGATCAGGTGATCACCGAACTGACCTGGCTGCGCGAACAGGGGTTCGTGACTTATGAGGACCGGGCAGAGTTCATCGTGGTGACCGCCACGGCGCGCGGCTGCGAACTGGCGCGCGGGCTGGCCACGCATCCGGACGTGCAGCGCCCCGCCCCGAGGCGCTGATCATGCCCGCCCCCCGCAAGGTTGACCTGCTGCCGCCCGAGCTGAAGCGCTGGCTGGAGGCGGAGCTGCGCACGCGCGGCTTTGCCGGGTACGAGGCGCTGGCCGAGGCGCTGAACTGGAAGCTGGAGGAAGAGGGGCTGGAGCTGCGCATCCAGAAGTCCGCGCTGCACAGCTTTGGGGCCGAGTATGCCGAGTTCGTCAAGGTGCAGGAGGCGGCGAGTGCCTGGGCGACCGAGTGGATGTCCGAGGCGGGGATCGGCGACGAAGCCAAACGGCACAACGTGCTGTTCCAGATGATCACCGCGCTGGCCTTCAAGGTGATGCAGGCGCAGATGACCAGGGCGGGTGACAAGATCGACCCGAAGGAGTTGGGTTTTCTGGGCAAGATGATGAAGGACATCATGGGTTCCGCCGGTATCCGCGAGCAGCTGGTGGCGGCCGAGCGCAAGGCGCAGGCGGCGAAGCTGGACCAGGCGGTGGCGGCAGGCGAGGTGACGGAAGATTTCCGGGCCGAGGCCCGCCGGATCATGGGGTTTGCGTGATGGCCGCCCTCGGCACGAAGCTGCGTCGGCTTGAGGGCGGGCGCATGGCGTTCTGGTGCCCCGGCTGCGGCCAGGCGCACCAGATCACGGTGTGCCATGACCTTTTCCCTGACGGGCCGTGCTGGGGCTTTGACGGGGATTTCGAGCGACCGAGCTTCACGCCGTCGATCATGATGAACGGGCCGGGGCCGACGCATAGCCCCGACGCTCCGGTTTGCCACAGCTACGTCACCAAGGGCCGCATCCTGTATCTGCAGGACTGCACGCATGAACTGGCCGGTTGTACGGTCGATCTGCCTGACTGGCCAGATGGGGGGTTATGATGGCAACCCCGGCACAGGTGGCGAATGACCTTGCGGCGCAGGCGGCATGGTGGGGCGGGCGGGACGAGGACCTCGCGCGCACCTGCCGCGATACCTGCCGCCTGATCCGGGCGCTGGATGCGGGGGAGCATGTGCAGGGTCGCAGCTACCAAGGCGTGCATGCCCGGCTGGCCCAGATGGTTCACCGCTACAGCATCGGCCCGCAGCACGACAGCCAGATCGCCCGGTCGCTGCGCCGGGCCTTTGCCACGCTGCAGGCACAGTGGGGCGGCGTACAGGCATGAGCGCCCTTGCCCCGGACAGCCCGCTGATCCGCTTCCTGCCCTATCAGCGGGCCTGGATCGCCGATCAGTCGCGGTTCAAGATCGGGATGATGACGCGGCGCGGTGGCAAGACCTTT